GCTCGTGGGCAGCACTGGCGTCCTGGTGGACCGCCAGCACGCCGATGCTGCCGACCTCGCCCGAGGGCGTGACCACCAGCTCGTCGGCTTGCGACCCGAGCCAATACGCGGCGGATGCCATCAGGCTGTTGGCGACGGCCACCACGGGCTTGCGGCCGCGCGCCGCCGCCATTTCGTCGGCCAATTCCTGCACGCCGAACACGGAGCCGCCCGGGCTGTCGATGTCGAGCAAGATGCTACCCACGGACGGCTCGGCCATCGCCTGGCGGAACAGGCGGGTGACTTTCTCGGTACTCACGCCGCCGCTGGATTCGGTGAGCAGGTCCGCGCGCTGGCTGATGGTCCCGAGGATCGGGATCACGGCCACGCCGCCGCCGCCGCGTGCCGACTGGCGGTCGGAGGCCGCGCCGAGCATCGCCTGCACCTCTTCGGCCGATGGCCGCTCCCCCGCCTCGCGGAGTTCCAGCACGGCGAGGATGGCGGACAGCTTCTCGGGCAGGATCGCCCACGGCGAGCCCGCCACGAACGCCCAGACGTGCGGGTATCTCACGATCCACCCTCCAATGCCAGCGCGGCCAGCGCGTCCGTCCGCTCACGCTCCCAGTCGGCGGATTCGATCAGCGACGGGTCGGCCATGAGCGCAGCCCGTTGGTCAAGCCCCCAGTGGTATGCGACCACCGGCTCCAAGTGCATCGCCTCGGCCACAAAGTCCATATGCTCGCTGTAGAACGTCGCCAGGGCGACGTCCCACGCCCCGGGGTCGCCCTCGGCCTGCCGCCGCAGCTTCCCGACCGCCCCAATCTCGCGGCGCACCACGCGGGCCGCCGCATCACGGATGAACGGCCGCACCAACGCGGCCCCCTGCATGTCCGGTGGCATACCGCTCGGCATGGAGTCGGTTTGCCCGCTCCCCGATGGCGGCGGGGGCGGTGCGCCGAGCGGCTGCATGTTCAGCGGCTGCAAGTAGTCGTCCCCGCCGTCGATGGGATTCATGTTCTCGTGCGCCCTGACCTCGTTCACGCTGAGCCAGCCCCAGTTGCGGCCCACGGCATAGGCGGCGTAGCGGGTCGCGGTGTCGGCCCTAAGCAGGCCGTCCACCAGAAACTCCGCGAAGTAGGTCTGCGGGGCCAGGATCAGCTTCGCGCGGATGATCGACTCCCAGCGGTTCAACCACGGCAGCAGGCAGTAGGTCAGGAAGTGATTGCCCATGCTCTCGATGCCCGTGCCCCAGACGGTGCCCTTGCTGGTGATGCCGATGAGCGGCTCGGGGACGCGGAACCACCGCGCGATGTCGCTGACCTCGAACTCCCGCGTCGCCAGGAACTGCGCGTCCTCCATCGTCATAGCGACGGGCTGGTAGGTGATGCCCTGCTCGAGCACGGCCGTCTTGTGGCTGTTGCCGACCCCGCCGAACAATTCTTGCCACTGCTCCCCGATCCGCTTGACCGTGGCCTCCTTGAGCTGCTGGTCGGTGGTCAGGATGCCGCCCGGGCGGGCGCCCTGCCCGAAGAAGCGCGCCCCGTACTCCTCCGCCGCGATGGTCAACCCCAGGCTGGTGCGCGCATGGGCGATCACGCTGAGCCCCCAGATGCCGTCGAGGCTCGGCCCCTTCAGGTGCAGGATGTCATCCGAGTTGACGATCTCCTGGCGCCCCGTCAGGGGGTCGTGGACGCGGTAGCGCAGCGTGCCGTCCGTCGCCAGGTCGGGCCAACACCAGTCCGGCGACAAGACTTCCAGGCTATCCACGGGTCCACGCGGCCCGCTGCGGATGCGCGCGTAGCCGTTGCCCCTGAGCAGCGCCCACATTTGGAGCAGGGCGACGAACTCGGGCGCCGTCTGCCGCCCGCCGTTGGGCGTATCGTGCAGCAATTCGTAGAGCGGGTGGTTGGTCGCCCGCTCCTTGCCGCCGTCGGCCGTGCGCCGATAGGTGATGAGCGGCAGACTGCCGATGGCCTCGCTGATGAGCGTCGCGCACGCCCACACGGTACTAATCCTGAGCGCCGTGTCTTGCGTGACGGCCACGCCCGCCGACGACGGCCCGAGCGAGCCCGCGGGCCGATACCAGAAGTCATCGAGCGGTGACGGCTGCGACTGGGCGCGCAGGCCGCTGCCCTCCAGTATCGAGCGGATGAGCCCCACGGCTAGCGGCCCCGCGCCGGCCGGCGGCGGCTGCCGAGCACGGCCACCACGAGCAGCAGCAGGCCGACGAACAGCGGCGCCAGCGGCAGGTAGATCAGGGCGAGGCCGAGCGCGGCCAGCGCCACGCCCAGCAGGCCCAGGATGTCCGTCGCCTCCACCTCCGCCCGCATCCCGCCTCCATCAGACCACCAGCAGCCCGCCGCGTTGGTCGAGCGCCGAGGGCGCGTGCTCGTTGGCGATCACGCGCGCAATCGCCATCACCAGGGCCACGATTCCATCCACGCGCTCGGTGCTCTTGCCCTTGTCGGGCTTGACATTGCCGGCCGGGTCTTGCCGCACCACCAGGTTGTCGGCCATCCAGCGCAGGACGGGGTGGCCGCCGTGGCGCAAGCGCTTGGAGAGCACCAGCGTGAGCAGTTCCTTGGTCGGCCCGGCCAGGCTGGCGAAGCCCTGCCCGATGGGGACCATCGTCAGGCCGTCGTCGTCCTGCAATTGCTGGGCGAGTTGGGTGGCGCCCCAGCGGTCGTAGGCCACCTCGCGGATGTCGAAGCGCGCCCCCAGGTCGGCCAGTGTGGCGCGGATCGCGCCGTAGTCGATCACGTTGCCGTCCGTGAGGTGGACGAGCCCCTGCTCGGCCCACGCCTCGTAGGGCACTCGATCCCGCAGCCCGCGCTCCCGCGCCGTGTCGCGCGGCACCCAGAAGTGGGGCAGCACGGCCACCGTGCCGTCCTCCAGCGGGAACGCCAGCACCAGCGCCGCGATGTCGGTCGTGCTGGCGAGGTCGAGCCCCGCGTAGCACGGCCGGCCGAGCAATTCCGACTCGTTGATGAGCCCCGCCGTCGCGTCCCAGGCCCGAATGTCGAGCCAGCGCGTCTCCTGACGGGTCCACTGGTTCAGGTACAGGCGCCGAAACGTGTTCTGGAGCGCGGGGGCCGACTCCGCCCGCCGCGCCAGGTCGCGCATCTCTTCGACGTTGCGGAAGCCGCTCGCGATCGCGGGGTTGGCCGCCCGCCAGACCCGCTCGTCGCGCCAGTCGGCGTCCGCCGGCGCCCCGCGCACGTACCCGAAGAACGAGGGGTCCTCCACCACGCCGTTCGCCACTTTGGCGGCGTAGTCGTGCAGCTCCCAGCAGATGCTGTTGCGGTCGTAGCCGGCCGTCGTGATGGCGAACACCAGCGGCTGCGTGCGCGTCCCCGTGCTGGTCGTCAGCACGTCCCACAGCTCGCGATTCGGCTGCGCGTGCAGTTCGTCCATCACGACGCCATGCGCGTTGAGCCCGTGCTTGGTGAATGCGTCCGCCGACAGGACGCGGTACACGGACGCCGTCTTGTGCACGACCAGCGAGCGATTGCGGTACGCCGTCACCCGTCGCGCCAGCACGGGGTTCAGCTCCACCATGCGCTTCGCGACCTCGAACACGATCGCCGCCTGCTCCTTGTCGGCGGCGGCGCCGTAAATCTCGGCGCCCTGCTCGCCGTCCGCGAGCAGCAGGTACAGCGCGACCGCGGCGGCAAGCTCGCTCTTGCCGTTCTTGCGCGGCAGCTCCACGTACGCCGTGCGGTATTGGCGCAGGCCGTCGTCGCGCACGGCGCCGAACAGCGGCCGGACGATCCCGTCGCGCTGCCAGTCCTCCAGCGCGAAGCGCACGCCCGCCCACTTCCCTTTCGTGTGCACCAGGTGCCGCTCGATGAAGCCGACGGCGCGCGCGCCGGCGTCGAGCGGCGCGTCAGTCGAGGAAGGGGTCGGCGTCATCGTCGTCCTCGCGCAGGCTCATGCGCCCGCGGTCCGACGGCGAGAGGCCGAGGCGCGCCCCGAACTGGAGCATGGACGTGCGCTCCGCGAGCGCGATCACCACGGCGGGGTTCTGCTTGATCGTCGTGTACTTCTCGCTCCCGGCCTTGATGACCTGGCCGA